CGATAGAAAAACTTTACTTAGAACATAAACAGACAGGCGGTCGGTTGACCGCAGATGAGTTTAACAAGTTGCCCGAAAAGGTCAATGAGTTAATCGACGCACAGAACTCTGAGGAGGAACGTGTGAAGAAGACGATTGCAAAGAACCGTCCTACGCTCGGACAGATTTCAAATGTAAATACTGAGGTTGACGAACTCACCTCCGAGACGTGTGTACTCGTATGGAACGGTGATCAGTGGGTTCCAATGAAGTTATCAGAGCTCTCTATTGGGCAAGGTGGAGGAGGACAACAGCAGTCTATCCTCTATTACTTACGTGCTGTCAATCAATCGCCTTCTACTACTCTCTCTGCCTCTAAGTCAGCAGGTGAGTGTGCAATCAAGTTTATGTTCGTATCTCGCACTAAGGATGTCGGACAGAGTGATTTCATCGACACAGGAGAATGGGGAACATACGAAATCTTCGCTAAGGCTGGAGATGGTACTTTCGTAAGTAAGGCTCGTGGTCGCTGTCAGTCTAATACCGTGACGACTGTTGATGTATTTAAGTTCCTTGAGAGCGGACAGAATAATATCATGGTAAAGATTACAGGTGAGGTTACTGGTCAGACCTCCCCTGCGTTAGTATATTCGATTACGTTGTCAGCGCTCTTCCTTTCAATATCAGAATTTAACTGGTGGAAAGCCTACCAAGGTGATATTGTATTACCTTGCTACATCAGCGGTAACATCAGTAAGACTCTACACGTGAAGATTACAGGTGAAGGCTACGAGCAGACGTATGAGCGACAGTTCGGAACTGCAACCTATACATCTTCGCCTGTCGCTTACACCGTTCCATTTACGAATAAGACAGGTCTTTTCCATCTATCTGCTTGGTTGTCGAATGAAGACAACACCGTCCAGACTACTCCAGTAGGTTACGACTTCATGGCTGTTGCAAACAACGAAGCTGTGAAGATGGTTGTCGTGAACAATAAGGCAGAAAAACTGCTTAACTGGTACGAAAACAAAGTACTGGAATATGCAGTATATGACGGCAAGGCTGTTACGACACCACTGTCAATCTTGATGAAGAAAGACAACGAGGTTCTTCAAGAGAATGTGTCTGAGAATACTTTGACACAGACAAAGATGCAGTACACGCTTTCGCTTGAGGTTGAGACAATCGATAACTCTGATTTTACGGCACTCATCGGATTCCGTACGCACCCAACAGACGAGGTTCGTTTGCGTGATGCAATTCCTTTCCCAGTGGATAACTCGCAAGGCTATTCAGCTACAGCAGGAGCGGTGTTCTATTTCAATGCGAAGAACAGAAATAACACCGATACCGACCGTAATGTCCTCCGCAATCTTATCAACTCAGATCATATCGGTTCTGAGTGGCAGAACGTCGCCTTCTCACGTGACGGCTGGGTGACGGATGAAGAAGGCGCACGCACATTGCGCTTGCTCGCTGGTTCTCGCCTTACTATCGATTACAAGCCTTTTGCCAAGGAGGCAGCGCAGAGTGGAAAAACCATTGAGATAGACTATCAGATTAACAATACATCTGATTACGATGCAGAGTGTATCTCTATCGCTATGCCTTATCAGAAGGGTTATATCGGTCTTAAAGTGAAACCATCATCTATTATGTTCGCAACTCGTAGCGAGCGTAATCCAGATGTACAAGCGATGAGCACAGATGATGGTGTGCGCATTCGTCTTGCGCTCGTGATTAGTCCGAAAAAGTACACTTACGTACTGAATGGAAACACCTATTACTTGAACCTCGTCTATCTCTACATTGACGGTATCGAAGCTCGTAAGTTCGCTTACCTGCTTACCGATTCTATGCAGATAGGTTCAGGCGGTGGTATCGTCATAGGTTCTGATAAGGCAGATGTTGACCTCTATTCTATCCGTATATACGACAGCGCAATGGACGCTGCTAATGTTCATCAAGATTATATCAATGCTCTCTCAACTGTTGGTGAAAAGAGTGCCGAGAAATTGGATAATGACATCTATGATACCCTCGGTACCACAGTCGACTTTGACAAGGTCCGTGGAAAGGTCAATGTGTTTACTTTTGATAAGCCACTTCCTGCCTACGAATATGGTAAGTCATACAAGCCTAAAGGTACGCTTGAGATATATCCGAAAGACGGTAACACAAATCTTAACCGCTTGACGATTACCAATCTTCAATTACAAGGTCAAGGTACATCTTCTATGCTTTACTACCTATGGAACTGGAAGGCAAAGGTTGCGAAAGACACAACTATCATATATGAGGATGGTCAGACTACACAGAAAAAGTTTGAGTTATTCAAGAACTTGCCTAAAATCTCTAAGCTGACAGCGAAGAAGAATATTGCGTCTTCAATGCAGTTTCACAAGATGGGCAGCGTTAACTCCTTCACCGACCTATGGAAAGCTGTAGGCTTAACAAATGAGGGTATTGAGCAGGATAGCGAAGCCCGAGTTTCAATCTATCAAGAGACATTCTGTGGTTTCGAGAAACAGACAGCAGAAGACGGTACTGTTACATACAAGTTCGTGGGACTATTCACACTCGGTCCAGATAAGGGCGACGCAGCTACATTTGGATATGACAAGGACTTATTCCCCGATCTCTTATCTATCGAAGGTTCTGATAACTCGCCACGCTTGACACTCTTTCAAGTCCCTTGGGATAAACGACGCATTCGCTACAATGCGGAGGAGGAAGCGTATCAGTACCAAGTCTCTGAGCTCTCTTGGGAGAATTGTTGGGACTTAGACTATGCTGACCTCCCTGCTGATGATAAGACAACAGCAGACAATGAGACCCGTCAGCGAGCAGAGCAACTCGTTGAGTCGTATATCACGGCTTACAATATTGTGTATTCGTGCAATACATTTATTGAGCCTTTCAATGGTACACTTGACGAGTTAAACGCTGACCCTCATTCAACACATATCGAGTTTTGGATAGCAAAAGATGGTGATCAAAACCAATACAACCTATACTATTACGATAGCTTGTATAAGAAATTCTGTCCTTCAACACTTGATAGTGGTGTGTCGGTGGTTAATCTCCGTCAGCAGTTAGTCGGAGATAAGTACGGGTTGACTGAGACGATATTTAGCTCAGTTAATGATGTCGCTAAACTCAATGAGTTATTCAAGGCAGCACGCATTCAGAAATTCCGTGCTGAGCAGTCACAGTACTGGGACATAATGGACCTGCTCTATCATCAATTATACGTAGAAACAGTAGCAGCAACGGATAACTGCGCTAAAAACATTTATCCGTATAACTTTAACAAAGAATAAACATGGCAAAGAGTAAATGGAAATTCAGACAAGACGACCTTGATACCATCTTTACGGTCATTAACCAAGGTTTGATGAAAAAGCCTTACTCGGTGGAATATCACGATACATACGAGGACGGTACGCCTGTTTGGAACGGAGAAAAGTCCGTACTATGGAACTTGATGGAGCAGGCATACCCTGAGGAACGGGCGCAAATGATGCGTCGTATGCTTGCGAAGATGGAGGAGTTGGGCGGTCTTCAGAAGGGAACGCACCAGCAAAAACTCTTTGCGTTTTTTGAGAAGTACTATTTTTCTGTGATTGATAAATTCTCATCTATGCTTTACAATGAGGATGGAAAACTCTACGAGAAGATGAAACTTGCCATGCTGCAAGGAACATACACGAACGATACCGACCCTCTTGGTCAGTCGCTTGGTGATGGTCAATCTCCTGAGGTTGCGTGGGTAAAGAAGCGCATCCAATATCTTATGTCTAAGTATTCTTTTGGTGACTACGATGCAAAGACTGCTGAAGGTGCGATTACTGTTCGTACCTCCGCACAGGCAGACGCTACAACTAACTCAATCGTTTTGCGATTAACGCCTGCAATGAAATTGTACCCTACTATTGCGTACGGTACCACAATTATGCGTGGTGTTCGCACTGATGCTGGTAAGGCTTGTGAGATTGTAGTCGATATTAACGGCACATCCGACCAGCAGCTATCTGTCAAGTCAGCTGACTACCTGCTCGATATAGGCGATTGGAGTTCGTATGTAATCAATGGTGCGCTGTCTATAATCGGTAAGCGACTCAAGCGATTGAAGCTCGGTGATGAGAATGAAGAGAAGGTGAAGATACTCATAGCTTCACTTACGCTTGGCAATACAACCTCCTTAGAGGAAGTTGATATTCAGAATATATCCACGCTCGGAGGTTCTCTTGATATGCGTGCTAATTATCGTCTTCGTAAGTTCCTCGCTGGTGGTTCTTCACTCTCGGAGGCACACTTCGCTGATGGTGGTGTACTTGAAGAAGTAGACTATCCTGCTTCCACGTCATACGTGGAATTAAAGAATCTCGATAAGCTCACCAATGAGAAGTGTAACACCGAAGCCTGCGCTCCTAACGTTATGAGTTACTTCGTGAGCGGTTGCGACAATCTTCAGCCGATTAAGATGCTCATTGGAATAATGGATGCGCAGGTAGGACAAGTTCCTCACGCTCTGCGTTACGTGCGCTGTGTCGGTTTCAATGAGACTTTTACGGACGGACGAGCATTCGATAAACTTTCCCAGCTGGTAGACGGCACATATCAGGGTATCGATGCAGAAGGTCAGTACGGCAATGACCCTTATCCTGTCTTGGACGGTACTATCAACCTCACGACGGGCGCATATCGTGATACTTACGATGCGTTGATGCAACACTACCCAAAACTTAAATTAAACATTGCTAAGTGGTGGATAAGGTTTGAAGACCCAGAGGTGAAGCGCATTTGCGTGGAAAACTGGGACAAAGACGGTGACGGTGAGCTCTCTATGGAGGAGGCAGCAGCCGTTAGTTCCATCGGGACTAAATTTTACAACAATAATAAGATTGTAAGTTTAAAAGCATTACGTCATTTCAAAATAGAACATTTAAACGCTGATATTTTTAGAGATATACCTAATCTAAAAGAGGTATGGATTCCATCCACGGTTAAATCTCATGGATATCGAACTTTTCTTTTTAGTGAAAACATTAAAATAGTGGTAATTTGTAGCGAAATACCATTCACAGACAGAAGTTTTTTCAATGTAAACACTTACAATCATATACCTACGGATTTAAAGGTATATGTACCAGATACTTCGTTATCAAGATACAAGGAAGCGTGGAAAAACTTTCCTTATCTATCTCGATTGCATCCACTCAGTGAGTATCAAGAATGATATTCGCTGAGTGGTTTAATGGACTGCGCTCTGTGTGATAAATTGGGAATAGCTCTATAAGCTTCGAGAGCTTCGTCTGGAACATACATTACGATTTTTACTCTTGTATATCTGTTCAATAGGATATCATTATAAAATACTGGTGGGACCAGTGATTTAAAGATTATATTGCAATCAACAGCATTTTTTTCGAGTATGGAACCTTCAACACGGCTACAAGATGAAGGAATAACCAACTCTTTCAATCTATTTCCAGAAAAACCATACTGTCTTATCTCACGTATACTATTCGGAAGGATAATCTTAGTAAGGTTGCAATTTGATAAAAGATTAACATCTATAATGTTAATACCAGTAAAGAACCTGAACTCTTGGAAGGCATTTGAATACCTTTTTCTTAATTGTGGAATAATAGTTCCGATGG